CCCAATCATCTAATGCCTTCATGTGGACTAGATAGCCGTTGCTACGAGCTACACGCTCTTTCTTTTCGTCATGCGTCAGGTCATGTCCGAAATCTTCGCTAGTTGCACTAGCGCCTTTGTTGTGTGTAGCGATAACGCTTGTAATTACTGACACGCTACCCAGCAGTGCTGAGTGATCCTGTGCGATTTGTGCTGCTTCTCTTGACATTGTGTTTATCCTTCTAGGGTTGCGATACGAGCTTCAAGCTCTTGAATTGCTTTTACAAGCATTGGGATTAATGAAACACTTCCTAATCGTTGCCTACCGCCTGTTGAATTACCATCCTCATCTAATCCCTGCTCTGACCACATACGGAAACCGTCTTTAATTTCTGAGTGATTATCAATAGCAGTCTTTATTTCTTGAGCAATAAATCCGTGATTAGTTTCACCGTTACTTAACATTACTCTTTTATCAGAGCCTTCTTTATAGGCAGGATGATCTGATGGCACATCCTTTTCTTTTTTCCATTTAAAAGTAACAGGACGTAAATCTTTTATAAAAGACAAACCTGCTGTAGCATCTGCTATATCTTCTTTATATCTTTGGTCAGACGGTGCAGTAATTTCTTCTGCACCGAAGGCTATGTTGCTGTCTGTTCCACCATTGCCAAAAGTAAAGTTATTGGCTCCAACTCCAGTAACACCCTCACCCATGACGATTGAGTTACTGGTAGCTGCTGCGTTGGTGTCGCACGTTGTACCAATAACAACATTACCACCTCCAGTTGTGGTAACATCACCTGCACGGTCTCCGATCATTGTATTTTTGCCGCCAGACGTTAGGTTAATACCTGCATTACCGCCTACTGCTGTATTTTTATCCCCTGTAACAACTCCATCACCCGCTGCTTGATAACCTATAAAAGTATTGGTATCTCCCGTGGTCATAGAATCAGCAGCAAGGCCACCGAGGATGGTGTTCTGTACGCCCGTGTTGACTGCTTGTCCTGCACTATGCCCGACTGCTACGTTATGCATATCAACAGCAGTAGCAGGGTTTTGACTTTCTAAAGCATCCTTACCTATAGCTACACTTTTTGAACCTATGGTATTCCCGCCTAAAGCGTTATGTCCTACAGCTACGTTATCATCTGCGTCAGTTATAACATCACCTGCAAGAGCCCCTATGAGGGTGTTTCTTAAACCTGTGGTGACATCATGCCCTGCTTGAAAGCCTACTGCTGTATTGAAAGTATCAGTAGCTGTGGTGAAGTTTTGATTTTGCAAAGCTCCTAAACCAATGGCTGTAGTTCTACTACCTAAAGTATCAAGACTTAAAGCAACTGAACCTATTGCTACATTAAAATCAGCATCAGTTAAGGCATCACCTGCTAGTCCTCCGATGAGGGTGTTCTCTATGCCCGTGGTGACTTGATTACCTGTAGCATGACCTACACACACATTATGAGCAGCTACATCTGTAGTGAAGTTTTGATTAAGTAAAGCACCTTCACCTATACCGATAGAGCTATTTCCTCTAGTTTCAGCGCCCAAAGCACCCTTTCCTATTGCTATGTTAAAGTCAGCGTTAGTCATGGCATCACCTGCCTCACCGCCTATTATGACGTTGTGTACACCCGTGGTAATTGACTTACCTGCATCATAACCTATTGCGTTGTTGAAAGTATCAGCATCGTTGTTTTGCGTACTTAAAGCAGCATAGCCGATTGCAACATTTTTACGTCCTGTATCTTCTGTACCTAAAGCATTAACACCTACTGCCACATTTGAAAAACCCGTAGTAAGGGCATCTCCAGCTTGTCCACCAATAAGGGTATTTTCTGTGCCTGTTGTGACTGACAGACCTGCCTCATAACCAACTGCTACGTTTAAAGAATTTGTAGCAGTAGCATAGTTTTGTGCGCCTAATGCGTTTCTACCTACTGCAACAGATTGACTACCAAGATCATCTGTACTTAATGCACCATAACCAACTGCTACGTTTAAAGCTCCCGTAGTTAGTGCATCTCCAGCTTGTCCACCAATAAGGGTGTTTTGTGTACCCGTGGTGACTGCTCCACCTGCGGAATGACCAACTGCTGTGTTATATGAATCAGTTTTTGTGGTAAAGTTTTGTGCGCCTAACGCACTTGAACCAATGGCAATATTTCTATCGCCCTTAGTATCCGTAGCTAAAGCGCCTGTTCCAACTGCAACATTTGAATCACCTTCAGTAAGGCTATCACCTGTATTTGCCCCCACTAAAGTGTTAAAGATACCCGTGGTGACGTTCGCACCTGCAAGAAAACCTACTGCTACGTTGTTACTATCTGTAGCTGTAGTAAAGTTTTGTGAGGTTAAAGCGGCATAGCCAATAGCAACAGAACGACTACCTAGAGTATCGGCAATTAAAGCATTAGAGCCAAGAGCTACATTGAAGTCTGCATCAGTAAGAGAATCACCTGCAAGACCCCCAATGAGGGTGTTGTTTACGCCCGTGGTGACTGCCAGACCAGCATGATAGCCAACAGCCGTGTTGTAAGTATCTGTAGCTGTGGTGAAGTTTTGAGCATTTAGTGTGCTAAATCCCACCGCAACAGACGTACTACCTAACGTATCTGCTGTTAAAGAGGCTGTACCTACAGCGGTGTTATTAGCACCTTCCGTAAGAGCATCGCCTGCTGCTGCACCAATGCCTAAATTATTAGATGCCGTGGTTACAGCAAGTAAAGCATCATTGCCTAACGCTGTATTTTGGTCACCTGTAGTTAATGCTTCACCAGCTTGAGAACCAACCAAACTATTAAATCGTCCATCGGTCATTAGTTTGCCCGACTGATAACCAACAGCAACATTAAATCCATCAGCACCAGCATTTAATGTAGTTAATGCTTCGTAACCAATGGCTATGTTTTTTCCATGAGCGTCTTCTGTTGCTAATGCTTCAAAGCCAATGGCAACATTTCTATCACCAGTTGTAATCGCAGTACCAGCCTCATCGCCCAAGACCACGTTTTCGTTACCGCCAGAGGCTATTGAGTTACCTGCGTTGACGCCGAGGCGTAGGTTGGATGTACCAGAAGTTGTGGAGGAATAATCACCCGTCACGGCAACATCTCCAGCAACAGTCAGATCGTCATCAACCAGCAAGTCCACTACGTTAAGCGTGGCAAAGGCATCGACAATAGCCGCTCCAGACCCCGCCCCGTTAGAATAAACTGACTTGGTTTGTCCCGCCGGGATTGTAACGTTAGCCCCAGATCCTTGAGATATGATGATGTTCTGGGAACCAGAGGTGGCGTTCTCAATAAACCACATTTTACTGACCGTGTTTGGCCCTAATGTTATCGTACAGGCCGAATCCAAGGTTCCTGTGTACTTTAAGAACAACGCACGGCCGGGGTCAGAAGCTCCGTCTGCAATTGTTGTTGCGTGTGTGTCGGCGTTAGTTGTAATCGCCTCAGTACCAAAAGCAAACGCTTCCGCAATTAATTCTAGGTTAGTGTTAGTGGTATCGCCCCAAGTTCCCGACTGTTCGCCGGAACCTATTTCCTCTAACCGTAAGTCGTTTGTATATACACTTGCCATGTTATTATCCTATGCTACGCGGCCGTTCTCAATATTAGCCCAAGAAGGGTTTTGAGAAGGCACTATGTTTAAAAAGTTGGGGTTCTGATCTGGAACAATTTGACCCCAAGGTGGGTTTGTTAAAGTTCCTACTACCCCAGTTGCACTTACCCCTGTGACGGGAACATTGGCATTACCAACTGTCGCCGTTGTTGCACTGTTGACCGAAGCAGTCATCGTTACCATTGTGTTGGTGGTAAAGAAACTACCTAAAGCCGAAGTTCCCGCAACGCCCGTAACGGTAACATTAGCCTTTCCAACAACAGTAACAGATCCAACTGCGCCTGTCCCTACTACTGCGCCTGCTTGCCCAAACGCATCCCCTTCAATATTGGGTGCAGCGTTATTAACCGAAGCGGTTGCCGTTACATTATAGGCAACATTGGTATTCCAAGTTCCGGTGTTCCACCCTTGGAGGGAGCTATTCCACCCTTGAAAGGCTGCAACCGGATCGGCCACTAGGCTATCCGGATAATCGCGTTAGAAGCATCGGCAGTAGGAAAAACAATGGTGAAGTCGCCGGAACTGGCTGCTTTATCCGCGCCAAAGTCCAGAACACAAACCGTTGGATCGCCAGTAGCCGCTTCATTAAATATTAAAGCACCCCTAACGGCCGATATTGTAACCGTTGAAAAAACCTCATCTGCAAAATCTGCCAAAGCAGTTGTTCCACTAGCCACGGGTGTTACACTCGTTAAAAAGTTTCCTTTTGCCGTGTAGTTTGTACCAGAGATTTCGTTGCCAGAGGTGTATGCAGTAGTTGCAGCGTTAAAAGTAGCACTGTTGGTGTACAGAGCTAATTTAAACTGATTACTCGCTGCTGTAAAATTGTGAACACCCTTCATCAGTTCTACTTTGAACGAGGTGCATAGAAAGTTGCCGTTAAAAGCCATTTACATTTTCCTTATATATTCGGCCAACTTTAGCTGACCAGCATCTTTTATTGCATTATATACTGTAGTTCTGTCGCTTTGAATAGCCTGTTTCATATAGATAGCCACAAGCTTCTCTACATCGTCTCGATATGCAAGCGCTTGATCCCGTATTTCAGGGGGCGCGGTTTCGGAAATACTTACAATTTTATTTACGCAACGCTTTGCAGTCTCTTCAGGAGTAAAACCACGGTTGTCTGTAGTTTCCACTCCCACCTTAAAATCATTAGACATTTCAACGCCAAAAGACATTTCGTTCATTGTTTTTGCCTCACCACTGGTCCGGTTCTGTACTCATCTGTAACTTCTTTGCTCTCGCCAAGTAGCTTGAGACCCATAATAGCCTCAACAAAACGCTTTTCGTACAAGACCTGCATGTCCTGTTCACCCTTCATATACACATACGCTTCCATCAAGCTTCCGTACAAAATTGCTAAATCTGCATTTTCACTGATCCACGTTGTAGTAATGTCAGGCACTATCTTTTCGGAAGTTGTTCCGCTGGGAACGTTGTTAACTACCGCAACAGCGCCGCTGGTGTTTCCAACCAAAGCTGTTCCAGAAGCGGCCGTTCCTCTAGGGTAAGCATCCGTCAAACCCGCAGGAAAGTTAGCGGTTAAGGTTGTGTTACCCGTTCCGGTGGTCCCGGTAACGATAAAAGAAGAGTTTTCAGTAGAAGAAGTTGCCCCCGCAGGAGTTGCAATTATTGTTTCTCCCGGAGAAAAAACAGTTCCACCAGTATAAGCCACCGAAAACGTAGTCTGACTTTTGGTCAAGCTGGTTGGACGGTAGAAATAATGTATTTCAGCCGCATAGCCACTGTCCGGAGTGGGGCTTAGAATCAAATTGTTAAGGTCATACTGAGCATAGTAACGAGGAGGGCCCGTTACTGTAGCATCTGGGTTAAAAGACTGCACAAAGTTAGAGTCTTTGAAGTCTAAGAACACAACGTTGCCAGAACTGTTGGTGAAAGACAAAGCAAACGGCGCTAAGAAGTCGCTTGGAACCCCTAAGAACTTATTGGAAGCAGACATTGCGCCAGCGTCGTTCTTTTGGAACAAGCTTAGTTGAACGTTCTTTAAGATACGCTCTTCTGTGTTTTTAATGAAAACAGGAAGATTACTTACAAACGTTGTTTCATCGTTTTCCGTGTAATCCAGTATGGCCTGTTTTAATGTAGTATAAGTATAGCTCATGATGTAACCACCGTAACAACTCCTGCAAAACCAAACGCCCGTGTTGGTCTGGGCTGCGGTGCTTCTACTAAGGGAATCCCGACATAAACGTCTAAGACCTCTTTTTTATCTGGACGGGCATTTTTAAGGGCTTGGGGATCTGTGGCTTTGCGAAAAGGCCCTAGTTGAGGTTGTTTAGCTTCAAACTCATCCCTGCCAACAAGCAGACCGTTCCACTCTTCGCGCATGTCTTTATAACGATACCGGAAACCGGATCGGTCAGAAATTGCAAAAGCGTTTTTGCCTATTGCAAACTTACCCATTAGCCTACCCTATAATAATCGTACTTCGGAACAACGTTAAACGATGCCCGGTCACGATCTTCAGTCATAGCGCGTTCAAACTCTTCTTCATACATAGCTTTTAACATCTGAACACGATTAGGAGCCCGCTTTACCGAAATATAATAAGCCAACCCTGCGGCCAAACATGGATAAAACCTAAACGGCATGTCCATATTGTTTATAAAGGTATCAGCATCGTCCATGCGTGTAAGAGCATTGTAAAAAATAACATCAGTGTCGTTTTCTGGAGTAGGCCAAATCCTTAAAATCGGCGTAACCTGACGATCTAAAAAGAATTGGTTAGGCCGAGACTGAGTGGTCTTGTTAGGAATATTAATATAGTCATCTCTACTTAACCTAGACAAAGCAAAGTCTGTCCCGTCCCGCCGAACTACCACAGACAAAATATCTATATTGCTTCTTACGTTAAAAAAATCTACCGCAGAAGTTACAGTTGTACTAGCACCACTTGTTTCACCTACAATAGTTTCACCCGCAACAAATGTCCCTGAAGGTATAGTTATAGCAAAAACAGTAGCAGAAGTAGCACTTGTTAGTGAAGCAGTAGCACCACTTGTTACACCTGTAATATTTTC